AACTAAAGCATTATCACAAAAGGTAAATGATTTATTTAAGTTGAATATTGATGTTGATGCCATCTTTATTGAGCCAAAATTTGAAGAGGATGATGGTTGTGGGCATGACCAAAACGAAGCATATTACTTGTAAGTAGTCAGTAGTTTTTACATCAAATTAAGTCAGCATTTCTTAAAGGAGTGCTGATTTTTTTTTAGGTAGTGTTGAGGTAGTGTTCAACGGATGTTGAAGTAGTGTTGAAGTTGTGTTCAAGTTGTGTTCAAGTCTATTCAACAAATATAAATGAAATAGAAATAGTATATATATACATATATCAATGTGCAATGTTTTTTGTTTTTTATATTTATTAATATGATACTTTTGACAAAAGGAGAAACGCAAGAGATTGTACTTTCATTAAATGAGAAAGTGGCGATTGCAAATCCGGTATTTTACTTTGTATTTGAGAATGACATGACGAATGAAAGTATTGCAATGGTATTGACTGATACATCAAGTTATAAAGCACGTTACAATTCATTTACCTTAAATACCAATACTTATTTCTTAAATGCTAAAAACGGATTTTTTACATATAAGGTTTATGGGTTAACTTTGCCCGAATGGAATAACATAAATACTACTTGGGAATTGCTTACTGGTGTTACTTGGAATTTATTAGATGATGATGAATTGTTAGAAGTAGGTAAGATGAAATTAGTAGGCGATGCGTTTGAATTTATACAATACGAAACTTTAGAAAATAATTACATAATTTATAATTAAATGGGAACAACATTAACCGGATTAACTCCAGCAACTACATACGATGCGTTGCTAAAAACTACCGATAACCAACCATTAACTACTTCGCTAAAAGTTATTACCGATGGTTTGGGTAATAATAGTGCCTTTAGTTTGTCTACATTGGCAGCAAGTATTACCGGTACATTGGCAGTATCTTCTACCTTAACTGCAAGTAATTTAAGTGGAACGAATACTGGCGATGAAACAAACGCTACGATTAAAAGCAAATTAGGTATTGCAACCACAAGCGTTGATGGGTACTTAACTTCTACCGATTGGACTACGTTCAATAACAAGGTTGCTACAACTCGAAGCATATCTACAACTGCACCATTAAGTGGTGGTGGGGATTTAAGTGCGAATAGAACTTTAAGCATTCCAGCTGCAACTACAAGTGTTGATGGTTATTTAACTGCTGCAAATTGGACTACATTCAATGCTAAAGTTGGTGGTAGTGGAACTACAAATTATGTTCCTAAATTTAGTGGTGCTTCTGCTATTGGCAATAGTCAAATCTTTGATAATGGAACTAACGTAGGTATTGGAACTGCAAGTCCAAGTAACAAATTAAGTGTTGTTGGTACTGGTTATTTTACTGGTGCAATAATTACAGATTCAAGTATAACTGCTGGTACGACTTTAGATGTTGGTACTCGTTGTCAAATAGGTTCTCTTGGAGATAATGAATATCGTTTTACTGTTGATACTGGTGTAGTTAGTATTAATGCAAATAATTTTTATGTAAATAATTCTAATTACGCATTACAATTTACTACAAGTGGTTTAAGTGGTGTAGGTCCAATACAAATGGGTGGTGCTTTGAGTGGTGCAACTACAATAGCAATGGGTGGTGCTTTGAGTGGTGCTACAAGTATATCAATGGGTGGTGCTTTGACTGGTGCTACCGATATAACTGGAAGTGGTAAATTATCTATTGCAAACATTGGTGCAAGTGGAACATTAAACGTAGGAAGCACTACAACTGCAACAAAGCGTTTAGAATTAACTGCTGATAATAATAGTGGAGAAAATAATACTTTACGTTTTGTAGATACCGATACAACTGCTTCTGCAAATCAAGTAATTGGTAAAATTGAATTTTTTGGAAGTGATGCTTCTGCTCCTGGTGGTAGTGTGAAAGCATATATTTCTGCACATTCTTTAGATACTACTCCCGACGCTTATTTAGATTTTGCTACTGACCAAGTAACTGGAACACCAATAGTAAGACAAAGAATACAAGCAGATGGTAAGGTTTTAATTGGAAGCACAACTGATAATGGAAGTACAAACCTTCTTCAAGTAAGTGGTGGTTTAGATTATAATATAGTTGTAAGAAATGTTAACTCTAACAACTTTAGTTTAGTATTAACGGATAAGGGTAAATTTTTAACACAAAATTCTGCAACTTCTGCTACAATTACAATACCAACAAATGCTTCGGTTGCTTTCCCTATCGGAAGTCAAATTTTTATATCTCAATGTGGTTCTGGTATACTTACAATTAATGGAGATACTGGAGTAACATTAAGAACTCGTTCAACATCAAGACAACCTTTTGCAAGATTTTCAGAGGTAAAACTTACTAAAATTGCAACTGATGAGTGGTACTTAACTGGCGATTTAAAAGCATAATATGAACAACATTATAAGCATAGGATTTTCGGAATACTCAAACCCGAAATTCGTTGAAAAGAAAAACCAAGATTGGATAACTTATGGGGATGACAATAAATACCCATATCATTTACTTAATCTTTTAAATACTTCAGCGAAGCATAATGCCATCGTAAATGGTAAAGCCAACTTTATTGTTGGAAGTGGTTTGCAATGGGAGGATGAGCAATACCAATACCTTGCTGAAAAGGATATTAACAGAGCTGGCGAAAGCATCAATGATATTTTAGCAAAGATTGCTTTAGATTTGGAGGTTTTTGGAGGTTGCTATTTAGAAGTAATTTACAATACATTCAATGAGCCAGTAAGTTTGTACCATATTGACTATGCAAAGGTAAGGTCAAATGTAGATAACTCCGAGTTTTACATTAGTGAGCAATGGGAAACAAAAGGTAAACCCGATGACATTATTACCATTAAGGCATACGATGGGGAAAATACCGAAGGCAAAAAAATAATTTATCTAAAAGAGTATAGACCAAACGTAAACACCTACACATTGCCAAGCTATCAAGGTGCATTAAATTACATTGAGTTAGATGTTGCAGTAAGTGAGTTTCACTTGAACGCAATACACAATGGATTGATGCCTTCTAAAATGATTTCATTTAATAATGGAACTCCAAGTGTAGAGGAACAACGTACTATTGAAAGACAATTAAAAGAGAAGTTTGCCGGAGAAAAGAATGCTGGTAAGTTTATTATCAATTTCAATAACGACCCAGCAAAAGCACCAACAGTTTTAGATTTATCAGCATCAGACTTGGACAAGCAGTTTGATATGCTAAATAAGACGATACAGCAAGAGATATTTTCTGGCCATAGAGTAACATCACCAACACTATTTGGTATCGCTACAGAGGGTGCTTTGGGTAGTAGAAACGAAATTAGAGAAGCTTATCAGATATTCCAAAATACTTACATTAATGGAAAGCAGATTTTCATTTAAAGATGGTTAAAATATATTTTAGCAACATTTGGTTACAATACTGACTTTACGATTAAAGAAACTGAACCATTAGCGTTTGAGTTTAGTGAGCAAGTATTGGTACAAGCCATGACAAGAGATGAAATTCGTGAAAAGTTAGGATTGCCAAAATTAGAGCAACAAGATGTTGTAGTTTCAGAAGAGCCAAAACAAGAATTCAAAGCATTCACAAATGAGGATGATGATTTTGCAATTTCAGTATTTAGTGAATTTGGAACATCTAAAAGCGAATTTCAAGTTTTAAAATCAAGAAGGGTTCAATTTGATGAAAATTTTGAACCAATAAAGCACCAAGAATTTGCAGATATTGATATTATTATTACTCAAATGCAAAGTGGTATTTTAGATTTAATTCAAAAAAATAAATACATAACTGCAAACGAAATAGCTGAAGCATTGAATGTTGATGCACAAATGGTTGTAGCAGCAATTGCTTCAATGGCATTAAATGGTTTGATAGAATTAAATGAAATTAAAAAAAATGGCGAAGTAGTTATTGAAAGAAAATTGACTGATTTGGGTAAATCTCAAAAGAACGCAAGAAAGCCATTAGCAGAAATTAGTATTCGTTATTCATACGAAGTAAATCCTATTTTAGGCCCACCAATAATTTCAACTACAAGACCTTTTTGTAAAAGATTAATTGGATTGGATAAAGTTTATTCTCGTGCAGAAATAGAACAAATTAGTCAAAGATTAGGTTATTCGGTATGGAAACGTAGAGGTGGATTTTATTATAACAAAATAACAAAAAAAACTACACCTTATTGCAGACATCTTTGGGTTGAACAAGTAGTAGTTAAATAAAATGAGCAAGAACGTATTATTTATTTCAGAACAAACTTTAAAGGATAGAAGTTTACTACAAGATAACGTAGACCCTAAACTTATAAAGCCAACCATTAAGCATTGTCAAGATATGTTTATTGAGCCAATTTTAGGAACTGGTTTATTTCGTGAATTACAAGACCAAATAACTGCAAACAATGTAAGCGTTTTAAATGCTAAACTTTTGGACTTGTATATTACCGATTGTTTAAGTTGGTATGTTGCATCGGAAATGGTCATGAGTTTAGGTTACAAACTAACCAATAAAAACGTATTGCGTAAAACTTCGGAGAATAGTGAAACATCAAGTTTAAACGATTTGTTTTCTTTGATGGAATATTACAAGAATAAAGCCGAATGGTATGCACAACGCACTACCGATTACCTTATTGAGTTTATTACTGACTATCCTTTGTACAACAATCCGGGTAGTGGTGTAGATATTATTCAACCTAATGGTACAAGTTTTCAATCAAGCATTTATTTGGGTGATAGTGCGATTGTAGATTACAAAGATTACGAAGCGATGTACCAAAGCGAAGGTGGACAAATAGGCAAAGATTACAGAAATTAATGGCGAGAAATTACTCAAATAAAAATGTAGGTAAATTGAAAGTTTACTTGCAACAAGTGAAACAAAATGACAATCAATCAAGTAAAAAAGTTACTAAATGATTTAGCCGATGCCCATAAGCAGATTAATGACTATGGGTGGGGAGATGTTTGGGAATTAGGAGAAAGCAATAGCATAACCTATCCATTGATGTACGCTACCATTGGGCAATCTCAAATATCGGGTAAGACATTCAATCTTAATATTTCTTTATTGTTCATGGACTTGGTGTTTGGCGATGACAAAAACATTGATGATGTTATCAATGACCAAATGTTGATATGCCAAGATATTATCGCACAATTGCGAAGCGATGATTTTGATTTCACGTTGGGCAATAATGTAACTATCAATTTTTTTACCGAAAGGTTTAGTGATTTAGTTGCTGGAGTGAGAGCAGATATTTCATTTGCATTGCCATACATTGCCGATAGATGTGCAGTACCGAGTACATATACTTTAACGGATGGGAACTAATGACACAAAAAGAGATGGCTACATTGGAAAGAGTATTTAATGAGTTAAGAGAGCTCAAAATAAAAGTACAAAATATTGAGGATGCTATACTTGGTAGTGAATATATTGGCGAAGGTATAAAAGAAAAGACCGATAAGAATACAAAGGACATTGAGAAGATAAACCAAAAGTTTAAGCATTTTTATTTCTTTTTAGTTGGTGCTGGGTTAGCCGGTGGTTACACATTGGCTGATATTATCAAGCGAGTTATTTCGTAACTTATTAACATTCAAAAAATTACTTCTTTTTTGATATACTTTTGTTTAAACAATTAAACAAAATATGGCTATAAACACAAAGGGCAGATTGTTTTTCGATATAGAAACAAGCCCAAACATTGGTTTCTTTTGGCAGTCGGGTTACAAACTGCAAGTACCATACTCAAACATTATTAAAGAACGTGCTATCATTTGCATTTGCTACAAGTGGGAAAATGATAAGAAAGTTTATTCGTTGAATTGGGATAGTGACCAATGCGATAAACAAATGCTAATTGATTTCATTAAGATAGCAAACGAAGCCGATGAGTTGGTTGGTCATAATGGAGATAAATTTGACTTGACATGGATACGCACAAGAGCATTGTTTCATCGTTTGCCTATGTTTCCACAATACACAACGATTGATACGCTTAAACAAGCCCGTAGCACGTTTAGATTTAATTCCAATCGGTTGGATTACATAGCAAATTTCTTGGGCATAGGTAGTAAGTTAGAAACTGGCTTTGGTTTATGGCGTGATATTGTTTTAAATAACGATAAAAAAGCATTGGCATCAATGATTAAGTATTGCAAGAATGATGTTGTAATTCTTGAGAAGGTATTTAATCATTTATCAAGTTATGTTCCACATAAAACACATCGTGGCGTTACCTTGTATGATGATAGAAATTCATGCCCACATTGTGGAAGTAAGCAAATCAATATGAATAAGCATCGTACAACTGCAAGTGGAATGAAGAAGGTGCAATACGTTTGCGTTCCTTGTGGCAAGTACCATACCGTATCGCAACAACAATCAAATAGAATATTAATAGAAAAATATAACAATGAGAGTATTGGAAGCATTAGCTAATGAGATTTCAAGGCAGAAGAAGATTGATGCTTTGATGAAATTAAAACAAGTAAAAGAATACGAGTTAAAGGAAATTAGAAAGGCATTAAGAATAGTAATTCAAAAACGATGAGCATAGAAGATAGCTTTATTTATAATTATCAAAGTGCTTATGAGAAGCATGAGAAAGAAAAAAAGAGTTTTGCGAAGTACGATGCAGATAATAGCAATACTTCAAGAACTTTTGATA